AACTACCAGAAAACGGACCTTTATTAAGATTAGTTAAACCACTACAGATTAGATATGTTCCTTCTTTTACAGAAGAGGGATTGAAAGACTATATTGCCTTATCTAAATGGGCAGCCTACACCACCGATAAAATTATTACTATTCCTAAAGATAAAATAATGACAGTCACTAATGCAACATTAGAGATGACTAGAAGCTGGCATAATCTTTCAATTGATTATGAGAATGCCAGGCAATTTAATAAGGGTGGGACGCCGGAACAAGTTAAGTTAAGTGATGAAGAGAATAGAGAATTAAATAAAATATTCGATGAATTTGACAGTGGTGACGGAGAACCTCCGACTATACACTAGCTATAGGTATACTTATCAAAGCGGACACCGCTATTATACACACCAGGATTTCAATGTCAACCGTGGAATGAAATGAAATTGAAAAAAAGATAAATCAATCCAAGCTTGACAATCGGATAGATTTACTGTATTATGATTAACAAATGGAGATATTATGGCAGCTAAAAAAGAACACTATGTAAACAATAAAGATTTTCTGGCGGCAATGACCGAGTACAGAAATAGTTGTTTAGAAGCAGAGAAGAATGGCAAAGAAAAACCACCAGTAACAGACTATATTGGTAGTTGTTTTTTAAAGATTGCCAATCACCTGTCTTATAGACCAAATTTTATTAATTACACATATAGAGATGATATGATATCAGACGGTATAGAAAACTGTTTGATGTATCTACACAACTTTAACCCCGACACATCTAATAACCCTTTCGCATATTTTACACAGATAATCTATTATGCGTTTATTCGTAGAATTCAAAAAGAAAAGAAACAAACTACAATTAAACAAAGAATGATTGCTGAAGCAAACTATGACGATATGACATTACAACCTGGAGAAGACAGAGAGTTTAAGAACCAGTTTAGTGAATTCTTACAAAAGAATGTAGTACCTGATGAACTTGATGGTACTAAAACACAACCAAAAAGAACTACATTACAACATAAGAAAAAGGTGAAGGCCAAAGAAGAAGCAGAAGCTAAGGCCAAGAAAAAGAAATAATGAAAATTGCTATATTAAATGACACTCACTTTGGTGTGAGAAACGATAGTCCTGCATTTATGAAGTATCAAAATAGATTTTATGATGAGATATTCTTTCCCTATTTGAAAGAACACAACATAGGAACTTTGGTACATCTAGGTGATGTGGTAGATAGAAGAAAGTTTATCAACCATAATACAGCACACAACTTTAAAAAGAAGTTTTGGGACAGATTAGATAATGAGGTCATTGATACACATGTTATCATTGGCAACCACGACACATATTATAAAAATACAAACGAAGTAAACGCATTACAGAACCTAGATATATCTAAAAATGCAAAGATTTATACAACAGCTACTAATGTAGAGTTTGGTGGTTTGCCTATTCTATTCATACCATGGATTTGTGATGACAACCATGATGACAGTATATATCAGATTGACAATACAAATGCTGTTATTGCTATGGGTCATTTAGAAATCAAAGGTTTTGAGATGATGGCTGGTCACTTCAATGAACATGGTCAAGACAAGGCACAGTTTACTAAATTTGAAAAAGTTATATCTGGTCATTTTCACAAGAAGTCAGATGATGGTCGTATATTTTATCTAGGTTGTCAATATCAAATGACATGGTCAGACTATGGAGAAACAAAAGGTTTTCATATCTTTGATACAGAAACAAGAGAGATAACAAAGATTGATAATCCATTATCTATGTTTGAAAAGATTTATTATAATGATAAAGAAACGGACTATACTACATTAGATTTATCAAAGTACAACGACAAGTATATTAAGTTATTTGTTACCAATAAAACAGATGACAATATGTATAATATGTTTCTTGATAATCTATTCAATAAAATAAATGTACATGAATTAAATATTGTAGAAGACAATTCAGATATGAATGCTTCAGTTAGAGATGACATATTAGAACAAGGTGAAGATACTTTAACTTATCTTGGTAACTATATCGACCAAGTAGAAACAGATGTAAATAAACAAAAACTAAAAGAGTTTGCAAAAGAACTTTATGTAGAGGCTAGTGAATGATAACATTTAAGAGATTAAAATATAAAAATTTCTTATCAAGTGGTAATGTACCTATTGAGATTGAATTAAATAACTCTCAGACAACACTTATTATTGGTACAAATGGTAGTGGTAAGTCAACCTTATTAGATGCATTGTGTTTTGTATTATTTAATAAACCATTTCGTATTATTAAGAAAGAACAAATGGTCAACACCATTAATAATGCTGATTGTATAGTAGAGGTAGAGTTTGATGTAGGTACAAACCAATACAAGATTATCAGAGGTATCAAACCAAATCTATTTGAGATATACAAAAATGGCACGATGATAAATCAAGATGCATCAACCATAGATTATCAAAAGTATCTTGAAACAAACATAATGAAACTGAATTACAGGTCATTTATTCAGGTGGTTTTATTAGGTTCTTCCTCATACGAACCGTTTATGAAGATGAAACCAAGATATCGAAGAGAAGTTGTCGAAGAGATACTTGATATTAGAGTTTTTGGCCTAATGGACCTAATTTTGCGTTCCCAACAGAGCGACCTCCAAAAAAAGATGGTGGAGGTGAGGCACCAGTGCGATTTAATTAAGACTAAGTATGAAACTGAAGCAAAGTATCTTGCTACTCTGGAATCCAAAGGAACAGACATCCAGACTGGTAAGCAAAATCAACTACAAGAATATAACAAAAAAGCAATAGAATTTGACACAAAACTACAAGAATTGAATGAAGAGATAGTTTCTAATAGAAGTCAGTTAGAAGGCCAAGATAAAACGACCAACAAGTTAAGAGAACTACAAAAGATAGAAACAAAAGTTGAACACAATCTATCTTCACACAAAAAAACTTTAGATTTCTTTAAAGATAATAATACATGTCCTACTTGTACACAAGAAATAGATGAACAATTCAAGTTAGAGAAATGTAGCCACGAAACTTCTACTATTCAGAAGTTAGAAACTGGTATGGAAGAACTATTAAAAGAAATTAGTAAACATGAAGAACAGGTAACTAGATATTCTAAAATATCAAATAAGATTAATGATATGAATGTAGAGATTGCTAAGATTAAATCATCATTAGATAGTTTAAAATCTCACAGTGACCAGATACATTTAGAACTTAGACAATCACAAGGTTCAGATGAAGACATAGAGAAAATTAAAAAAGACTTGGCGGATATGTCAGCAGACCTTGGTGTGGCAGACAGTAACTTAACTGATATACAGGAAGAGAAATCTTATGTAGATGTACTAAGAGAAATATTAAACGACAAAGGTGCCAAGGCACAGATTATTCGTAAGTATGTTCCTATTATGAACCAGTTAATTAACAAATACTTACAGCAAATGGACTTTTATGTATCATTTCACTTAGATGAAGAGTTTAATGAAACAGTTAAAAGTAGATTTAGAGATACATTTAATTATAATAACTTTAGTGAGGGTGAGAAAATGAGAATTGACCTTGCCTTACTATTTACATGGCGAGATATTGCCAGAATGAAGAATAGTACCAATACAAATCTGTTAATACTTGATGAAATATTTGATAGTAGTTTAGATAATTCTGGTACAGATGACTTCTTTAAAATTATCAAAGGTTGTACCAAAGAAAACATCTTTATTATCTCACACAAAGGTGATATTCTGTTTGATAGGTTTACAAATATTATTAAATACGAAAAAGTTAAAAACTTTACGAGGTTAGAAAATGTCTAAAGAGTTGAAGTTGATACCACCAAGCGACCCTAGAGTGTTATCAATGATAGCACCTTTTAGTGATGACAGACTAGAAGCAGAGGGGTTTAAGAATAGACAAGAGTTAACAGATGCTATGTTTCTAGCAATGAAGAAATATGGTGGTATAGGTTTATCAGCAAATCAAGTAGGTTTACCATTTAGAATGTTCGTTGCTGGTGGGCACCCCGAACTTGAAAAAGGTATGGCAATTGCGATGTATAATCCAGTAATCAAATCTATAAGTGACGATACAACAATGTTAAAAGAGGGTTGTTTATCTTTTCCTTTTATATTTTTGGCTATCAAACGACCAAAAGATGTAGTAATGTCATATACAGATACAAATGGTAAAGAACAAGAAGCACACTTAAAAGGTTTAATGGCTAGAGTTTGTTTACATGAATATGACCACATGCAAGGTAAAGTATTTACTGAACATGCATCTAAAATGAAATTAGACATGGCTAAAAAGAAAGCAACTAAGATGATGAGAATGGTAGAAAAAAGGAAGCTTGACAAATCCTAAACAATAGAGTATTATATACATTATGAGTTATTCGTGGAAAAAAGGCATGACAATAGAAGACCAGTGGAACGCATGGGCGGCCGCTAATCCTGTTGAAGAGATGCCAGATATTGATACAGATACATTAAAGGAAACAATCATCAAAGATTTAACCTTTGTATCTGCTATGACAGTACAAGAGTACACATTGTATCAAAAATACCAAGAAGTAAAGTTTAGATATCCTACAGTAGAAACAAATAGTTTCTTTGATGATAAGCCTGCTATGTTAAGACCAGACCAGGCGACAGTAATACAAGAAGTAAAGAACAACTTTTGGTTACCAGATGACCCCGAAGAATACTTAAATTTACAACCTGAATTAATATGGACAGATGGTGCTGATATAAAATCACACACAAATGCCAAAGGTAGTGAGATATGGAATGCATTAAGAACTTTCTTATCTACTATGAAAAACAATAGTAATATTGGTAGAAATCTAAACTTCTTAGTAAGAGATAAAGTAACACAGAAATATCTTGGTGTTATCTGTATGTCCTCAGACTTCTTAGACCTTACACCTAGAGATGAATATATTGGTTGGGAACGAGAAGCCAAGACACAAAGAATGATTAATCACACTTGCATTGGTAGTACAATTGTACCAATACAGCCGCTTGGATACAACCTGGTTGGTGGGAAACTACTAGCTTTGTTATGTTTGAGTGATACTGTAGAGAAAACATGGGAACACCAATATAAAGATAAACTAGTGGGTGTTACAACCACAAGTCTATATGGTAAGACAAAGACTATACCATTATCACAGTATGATAGATTGAAAAACTGGAAGAAAATGGGTTGGACTGCTGGTTCAGTATCATACGAACCAGAGAAAACAACCAATACCATGATACAACAATGGTTGGCAAAGAACCACACATACAAATACTTTGAATGGTATGTTGCTAAAAAAGACAGTGGTCAACCTCATAAAAGAGACCATAGAAATAGAAGTAGAGCATTTACATACAGTAAACTAGGTGTAGATAAGAAACTACAGAAATCAGAACACGCTAGAGGTATCTATTTTGGTGAGTTATTTACAAATACAAGAGAATTTTTACGAGAAGAAGTAAAAGAAGATAAACTAGTAAGAAAATTCGATAATTCGGTAGAGGCCTTGACCGATTTATGGAAGAACAAGTATGCTAAGAAAAGACTTAGGTCTTTAAAAGAACAAGGTCGTGTTTCAAAAGAAACACATTTTTATGACGACATTATCTATTTAAATTGGGAAGAGACCAAAGCAAAATATTTGGGTGATGTAGGTCGTTAAGGAGATAAATACAAATGAATTTCAATGAGTATCAGAAATTAGCTAAGACAACGGCTATCTACGACAAGAAACACCAGATTTTATATCCAGCGTTAGGACTTGCCGGCGAAGCAGGCGAAGTGGCGAATAAAGTAAAAAAAATAATTAGAGATGGATATGAAAATAATAAAGATTATAGGGCAGATATTGGGGCAGAAATCGGTGATGTACTCTGGTATTGCGCTGTATTGGCTAGCGATATTGGCCTTGAGCTTTCCGACATTGCTGTTAGCAATACAGTAAAGTTAAAAGACAGAATGAACCGTGGTGTCATTGGTGGCAACGGTGACAAAAGATGACACAGAAGATTGTTCTAGTTACTGGAGGGTTTGACCCTCTACATTCAGGACATATCGAATACCTGAAATGTGCCAAAAACCTAGGCGATACACTAATAGTAGGACTAAACTCAGATGATTGGTTGACCAGAAAGAAAGGTAAACCATTTATGAGTTGGTACGAAAGAGAACAAGTATTGAGAAACCTAGAAATGGTTGATAATGTATTCCCATTTGACGACCATGACGATACTGCTATCGAAGCAATCTACAAAGTTAAGAACCTATTTAAACAATCAGATGTTATATTTGCAAATGGTGGTGACAGAAACGAAGAGTCCACACCTGAAGCAGAAGTATTCAAATCAGACACATGGTTAAGTTTTGTATATGGTGTTGGTGGTTCTGAAAAGAAAAATTCATCATCTAGTATCTTAGAGAGTTGGTCTAATAACCAGACCGAGAGGCCATGGGGATATTATAGGGTCATCCATAACGAACTAAACATAGTAAAAGTAAAAGAATTGGTGGTTTTACCAGGCGAAAGATTGTCTATGCAAAGACACGATAACAGGTCAGAACATTGGTTTATTACAAAAGGTGTGGCCACCGTATATACAATTGGTAGTGGCAATACAGATGTGGAACTTATGGGAGAATATAAGATGTTTGATAATCTACATATTCCTAAAGGAGAGTGGCACCAGTTGACCAATGAAGAACATGTACCACTTAAAATCTTAGAAATCCAATACGGATCCGACTGCTCAGAAGACGATATTCATAGAAAATAGCTGCGACAAGCTGTACTTTTTATAACTTTTTTTCGTAGATAGTCGGAAACCGTTACCAGGTAACAAAAAATAATTCAAAAAAAAGCGAATAAACGCTTGCCATTTGGATAAAGTACCTGTAGGATGGACACATAAGATGAAAAAGGACACAAACACTATGAAAAAAAACACTATCAATTTAGAAGTCAAATCAAATCTAGCAAAATTACTTGCTACTGAGAATATTACAATTCAACATAACAAAGTTGCTACTGCTT